ACTGCTAACTGCTCCCAGATCGGAACACCCCACACACGCTCAAATGAATGGCGTGCTGAGGATGTGACTTCTGCACTTTTGATGTCATACACTTGATCGATTTCTTGATCAGTGTAATGCATAGTCTGCTTGAGCCGGATTCTCAACCCAGCTTCCACATCCAACCACTTAAGGCGCTCCCCGGAGCCGATGCGTTTTAAGGCAAGGGCATAAGATTGAATTATGGGGACACCAAGATTTAGAGCCAGCTCGCAGCTGCCGACAGCTGACATCATGGGTTTAACTAGCTTGATATTATTCCAGTGTTTAACCCCTGATGTTCCATGAGCTATAATTTTCTTCCAATTTCGGACCATTTGCCAACCGTTGACGGTGTGAACCATCTTCGACTGGCAAAACACAACTTGATCAGGTTCACGCGCCTCGTTTTCCAACTTGAGCTCCTGTCCGAACCCAAGAAAGACGCGACTGATTTCCTCACGCACCTTGTCCACGTCCTCCTCCCGGAGGAACAGTAAGCAGTCGTCACCGTCGTCAAATATGGTATAAAATGCATCTGGTCCAATCATCTCTTCCATGGCCGCTGTAATCATACCAACCATTAAGATACAATTTCCTAATGCAGTGTTTATATCACCACTCATTCGTCCGCCCTTAACCCTATATTTGACACCAAGCCTCGTGCTCCCGTCGTTAATGAGTTGTTCGCGCAAAATGTCGCGTAATTCTAAGTCATGACACATACTCCTGTATACTCGATGTTCTTCTTCCAGTATACACTCTTTAATATGCATGTCCCAACGACTGCCGTCTAATGAAAAACAAACAGTGCCGGGACCCATGTGGTCAAACTTTTGGCGTATGGTGGTTGCCCTATCGAAGGCTCCCATTGTTTTCGCAAACACTGGGAGCCCGAAGATGTCTTTATACGCGTACACTTTGTGTTCGACGGGCCGCAAAAATCTCGCAAGCATCAGATTAGCTTTAGGACTACGGGCTTGTATCACACGAGCGTCGGGATTAACCTTATCCTCAGGGTTAAACTTTTCAGATTTCACAAATGCTTGATCTTATAATCATGCCTGGAAACCCCGACTGTTCTTATCTCGTGATACGCCCGTTCGTAGATCTTACGACGTTGGTCCTTAAAGCTGTCTAACACTCGCTCGAAAGTCCATGGTCTTATGGACTGGCGACCAAATAGCCTAGACAATGCTAATCTCAGTCGTTTGACTGATTCTGGTATCGGTTCAGGTGTTACGGCTAGCACTCTATTACGGAGAGCCACCATCTGGTTACATACACAGTCACTACTAGTGAAGCAATGCCATAGGCCGGGAATGGCGGGAAGTAAACGGATCAATCTCCGTTGACGACGACCGCTGAGATCATGATAGCCGCCCCAATCAGCTGGTGGGTGCACGAAGTTATCCGCAGCGATAGGTACAAGGTCTTTGCCCCACGCGCATAAACTTGGTGCGCTGATTAGGCCCCCCTAAGCACTAGGGAGCCGCAGCCCGCGTTGTTGACTACCGGGTATTGGACCGATAGTACGGGCTGGCAATATTCGACGAGCTATGGCGGTACCCACTCGTGAATGTCGGATTCGACACCAAATACCATGTTCATGCACCTCACCACGTGCCAATGCATTGATTTTGTGCAGATCACGTTGCACTGAGATGAGTTCCAATTGATCATGGAGTATCTTCTCAGGCACGGATGCAACAAAAGCAGCATTGATTGCACTGCAGCATATGCGAGATATTTGGGAATCGTTGGTTATCTCTTGCTTCTTACACCAAGCCTCAGCATGACGCATGAGGCT